ATTGCAGTTAGGGCATTGTATTTTTGCCCCTGCATAGCGTTTACATCTTGAATAACGTGTAATAGGTACAAATGTAGTCACTTTTTTACCCCCTCTAAATCCTCCCATGTTTGTAAATCAACAGTAATTTTCCATGACATACTGCAATATTTATCAGAATCCCACATGGAAGTAGGAATTAAATAATCTCTGACAATATCGTTAATTTCTTCCATAGTTTGCTTAGTAAAGTTTTTTTCAAAATTTCTAATTTGTTTTTTTGGTTTTTTCATTTGTTTACCTCTTGTATTTTAAATTCACAGTTCATAGCAACGTCTACTAAA